TCATGGTGGATATGGAAACAGCGAAGATGGACCATGAACGTGTTTACGGGATAGACCGAGTGATCGACTTGGTGGATGCCGAGTTCCGCAGGAAGGTCAACGCGCAGCGTGAGCGCATTTGGGAGGCAAGCCAGGCGCGTGATGAGGAAAGGTTAGAGAAAGCCATCAAGGGAATGATCGCGGCCTACAAGGCGCTCACCAGGTGGGCGGTTGAGTCAGGCATTGAGCAGATGCCTAAAATCGATTGCATGGAACACCGGATGGCCGACGGGAGCCTGATGGTGATCGTGAGGGACAAGCAGATGGCTACCTGGTACGAGCAGTTCCGCAAGGAGCCAAACCCGCGATCAGTCTGGACACTTGCGGAACTGGAGGTGGTGATGACGGGTCCGACGTTGACTCAGGTTCGCGAGATCAAAGCAGCACTGCCAGGTACGACAATGGTTCCCGTGACGCCGCAAGGAAGCAGCGGGTTCGAGGACATGGAGAACGACATCGACATCAGCAAACCATTTAAGGGTGGCAAGTTATTCGACACAAAGGCAGCAGAAAGGGCAAGAGATGAGCGCAGGACGTGATTTATTGGATGAGGTGGTACGCATGGTGCTTGCCACAACGAAAAACGCTTGGAGGGTCATCTGATGCCTGGGAATCCGAAAGTGAGAGCCGATATCGCACTGCTGGAGGACATCGATGACGAGTTGATCCTGTCGATGTTTGAGGAAGGACGTAGCAAGGCAGACATATGCCGTGGCCTAGGCATCGGACGGCGTGCGCTCGATACATGGATATCGGACAACGACTATGAAACTATAATTACACGCGCGCGGGTGGAAGCGGCCTCGCATTTAGCCTGCGAGACACTCACCATAGCGGACGGCATGGACGTCGACAACGGCCAGCGCGACGTGCAGCGCATCCGGACGCGCCAGTGGCTGGCTGAGAGGTGGGATCGGAAGACGTACGGCACTGAGAAAGCCAGTCAGGTCAACATCAGCATCCAGGGTTTACGCATGGAGGCGCTGCGCCACGTCGAAGTGGTTGAGCAGTTATCCACAGACCAGATGCCAAAGTTATCCACAGAATGAGTGCATTTGCTTAAAGATTAAGCATAAACACGCATAAACACCCGTTCTAACTTCACATAATGGACACTGTATCAAATACACATTGTGGGATTAGTGCTGACGATCAGCATAATCATCAATGGAATCATAGGCTTACGCGCACCATAGCCCAGCGTCAGAGGGGGCGCGCAGCGTGCTGAGTTATCCACAGGCTGCAGCCCGTCGCCAGGTGGCCGCGCCCTGGCCGCCCGACCCCCCCGTGGTGGCCGTGGCGGCGGGGCGGTTGTGGCAGCACCTAAACACCTACCGAGTTACGAACGCACATTTCCCCTGACCCGCACATTGCCTGACCCCCTACCCCCACCTGATTGCGCACTATGGCTACAAAAAAAAATTTGGAAGTTCCCGAGAACCCGTTTATCGAGTTCGCCCTGCGCTACCGCAACGACCCTGTGCTGTTCGTCAGGGAGGTGCTGAATACCGAGCCTGATACTTGGCAAGTAGAGTTTCTGAATCACATCGCGGATGGAAACCGACGCATTAGCGTACGCTCCGGCCACGGCGTAGGCAAGTCAACCGCCAGCGCCTGGGCAATGCTCTGGTATCTGTTCCTGCGGTTCCCTGTAAAGATTGTCGTTACAGCGCCAACGTCAAGCCAGCTTTACGACGCCCTGTTCGCGGAACTGAAGCGCTGGGTTAAGCAGCTACCGCCCATGCTGCAAGACCAGTTGGATGTCAAGCAGGACAGGGTTGAGGTCAAGGAAGCGCCAAACGAGGCGTTCATCTCGGCCAGGACAAGCCGAGCCGAGCAACCCGAGGCACTGCAAGGCGTCCACAGCGACAACGTCATGCTGGTGGCAGACGAGGCATCCGGTATCCCAGAGGCGGTGTTCGAGGCTGCAGCCGGCTCCATGTCGGGTCACAAGGCGGTGACATTGCTACTCGGTAACCCTGTGCGCAGTACGGGTTTCTTCTACGACACCCACAACCGGCTGAAGGATGACTGGATCACCATGAAGGTGTCATGCGCCGACTCTCCGCGAGTCTCGGAGGCGTACCTCGGCGAGATGGCAGCACGCTACGGTGAGGAGAGCAATGCTTACCGGATTCGCGTGCTGGGCGAGTTTCCACGCTCAGATGACGATACTGTCATCCCTATGGAGTTGCTGGAGATGGCGCAGCAGCGGGACGTTGAGCCTAGCGCGTCAGCGCCAATGGTCTGGGGTCTGGACGTTGCCAGGTTTGGTAGTGACAGGTCGGCACTCTGCAAGCGCAAGGGTAACGCGGTGACCGAGCCGATTAAGACGTGGAAGAATTTGGACCTGATGCAGTTGACCGGAGCGGTGGTATCCGAATACGAGGCTCTGCCGCCGTCAGAGCGCCCAATGGAGATCCTAGTGGATTCGATTGGCCTGGGCGCGGGAGTGGTTGACCGGCTCAAAGAGTTGAATCTTCCCTGTCGCGGCATCAATGTGTCGGAGAGTCCCGCGATGGGCGCGACGTACCGGAATCTGAAGGCTGAGTTATGGCACAAGGCCAAAGCCTGGTTGGAGGGGCGAGACTGCAAGATGCCCAAGGACGAGGCGCTGGTGTCGGAGTTGGCTATCGTCCGGTATTCGTTCACCAGTTCCGGAAAGATTCAGATTGAGGGCAAGGACGAGATCAGGAAACGCGGATTCCCGAGTCCTGACCGTGCCGACGCCTTTTGCCTGACGTTTGCCAGTGATGCAGTAATCGGTGCATTTGGCGGTGCTAAAGTATCCTGGAATAAGCCACTGCGCAGAAATCTTCCGCGAGTAGCATAATTGCGCATCCAACCAAAGGAGTGATCTATGAAGATTTCTAAGGCCGCGAAGAAGATTGCGAAAGTCATGGGCGAGTACAAGTCTGGGAAATTGCACTCTGGCATGACCAAACGCATCGTGAAGAATCCCAAGCAGGCTATTGCCATTGCGCTCTCTGAGGCTGGCAAGTCCAAGCCTATGAAGGGAAAGATGTAATGGCAACGCAAACCCGCGACGTACCTGGCAAGTACCAGGCTGCGATGAATCAGATGATGACACCGGCCAGCGAGGTGGCGAAGTGTCCTGCGCCTACCCAGGACGTAGTGCTGAATTTGAAGAATCGGGCGAAGGCGATCACCACTGCCGCCTACGGTCCTGAGAATCCCGCGTTGCCGAACACGGCCTACTGGAAGAAGAAGGCTGATACCTGGGACGTGAGCATTGAAGACGCAAAGAAGAGCCGCTGCGGTAACTGCGCGGCGTTCAACGTGCAGGATTCAATTAAGCAGTGCATTGCGAAAGGAATTGGAAATGAAGCAGACCCCTGGGGAACGATTGCGCTGGCTGATCTCGGATACTGCGAGATCTTTGACTTCAAGTGCGCGGCGAGTCGGACTTGCGATGCGTGGGTGGTGGGCGGGCCTAATGACGGCGATACGGAATCGGTAGACACTAACTTGGGGCAATGACATGAAGATGGCGAAACCTGGACTCTACGCAAACATCAACGCCAAGCAGAAACGTATCGCGGCTGGCTCTGGCGAGAAGATGAACAAGCCTGGCACAAAGGCAGCGCCTAGTGCAGCCGACTTTCGCAAGGCGGCTAAGACGGCCAAGCCGGTGAAGAAGTGACAGCGGCCTGGCAACGCAAGGAGGGGCAGAACCCTAAAGGCGGGTTGAATGCCAAGGGCCGCGCTAGTTTGAAGGCTGCAGGCCAGGACATCAAGCCACCAGTGAAGTCAGGCGATAACCCGCGTCGGGCATCATTCCTGGCGCGGATGGCAGGCAACGCTGGCCCTGAGATGAAGGACGGTAAGCCTACCAGGCTGCTGCTGAGTCTGAACGCTTGGGGCGCATCATCCAAGGCAGACGCCAAGGCCAAGGCGAAGGCCATCTCCGCAAGGAATAAGGCGAAGTGATAGCGCCCATTGCCATCAGCACCGTCCACGGTAAGAACCTGGCGGTGATGCTGGCATCTATCCGCGAATACTGCCCCGAGATTCCCGTGTACTTGCGTGGACCGGCATCTGTCCTAGAGCGTTTCGACGCCGACGTGAAGATGATCGGCCAACCCCGCAACTTTGGCGAGGACTACAACGACATCATCAACTGCGCACTCAAGGATTTCGACTCTGTCGTGGTGGCGAATGACGATATTGTCCTTACGCCCACCAGCTACCGCGTCCTGATGGATGACGTGGACATCGTCAGCGACCTGAGTCTGAACCCTGGATGGGTTGCCGCCAGGTGCGATTCTGCGCGTGCGGTGCAGAATATTCGCTGGAATCCAGAGGGTGAGGCCATCGATATGTGCCGATTCACGTCCGAGTCCAAGATTCGGCAGTCTGACGTGATCTCGCCCATATTCGCCTGGATCTGTGCAGATGCCTTTGCCAAATGCCCATTTCCACCCCTAAATTGGTTTTCAGATGACGTGCAATGTGCCGACCTAGAGGCACTCGGGTATAAGAATTTTGTGAGCGCGTCCTACGTCCACCACGTCGGGAGCCAGACTGTTGGCGTGGACGCCAACGGATTAACCCACCAGGCGATGCCCTGGCTTATGAAATATCGGCCAAAATATGTTCAACAATGGTTTAACGATTGAACGAAAGATACCCGTATGAACATGAACGATATGCCAGTGACCACCGACGTGGCCTCCCAAGAGCAGATGGATGACACCGAACTGGAGGCGATCATCGGGCAGGACCTGACAGACGCCGTCAGTTATATCGATTCCGATATATCGCCAATACGGGCGATGGGTACCGCCTACTACCGTGGCGACCCATTCGGGAATGAGGAAGATGGGCGCTCCCAGGTGGTTGCGATGGAGGTGCGAGACACCGTCAGCGCCATGATGCCCAGCCTGATGCGGGTGTTTTTCTCTAGCGAGAACACCGTCGAGTACGTCCCCGAGACACCGGCAGACGTGGAATATGCCAAGCAGGCCACCGACTACGCGAACTTCATCTTTAACCGTGACAACAATGGTTTTATGACCACCTACGCCATCTTCAAGGACTCGCTGGTCCGGAAGTGCGGCATTGCGAAATTCTGGTGGGAGGATTCCGAAAAGGTGGAGATCACCGACTTCTCTGGCCTGGATGACCAGACCCTGCAAATACTGATGCAGGAGCAGGCCGAGGTCAAGATTGTGGTCTCTTATCCTGACCCCGACGCGCCACCCATGCAGCCAATGATTGACCCTATGACGGGTCAGATGATGCCTCCCCCACCGCCTCCCATGCTGCATGACGTACAGATCAAGCGCGTCACTAAGGACGGCCGCATCAAGATCATGGCAGTGCCGCCCGAGGAGTTGCTAATTGACCGCCGAGCGCGTTCATTTGATGATTGCAGCCTGATCGCGCACCGCAAGATGGCGACTGTTGCCGAACTGGTGGCGATGGGATACGACGAGGACGAGGTGCTGGACAACGTAACAGCCTCCGACCTAGACGATAACGAGGAGTACCTGGCACGCCAGCCGTTGGCAACGGCCATCGGACAGACAGACAGCGCCAACCCAATGCAGCGCCGTGTCCTGTACATCGAGGCGTATGAGCGAATTGACTACGACGGCGACGGCATCCCCGAGTTGCGCAAGATCTGCTGCATGGGTTCCAGCTACAAGGTGGTGCGTAACCTACCGGCGAGTTACATCCCGTTTGTGGACTTCCCCTGCGATCCCGAGCCACATACATCCCCCATCGAGGCGATGTCAATTTTCGACATCACGCACGACATCCAAGAGATCAAGTCCGAGATCCTGCGCAACACGTTGGACTCTTTGGCGCAGTCCATCCACCCGCGCACTGCGGTGGTTGAGGGCCAGGTCAACATGGATGACGTGCTGAACAACGAGACCGGAGCCATCATTCGTATGCGCGCGCCTGGCATGGTGCAACCGTTCTCCAGCCCGTTTGTCGGGCAGGCAGCGTTTCCCATGCTGGACTACATTGACCAGATCAAAGAAGACCGCACCGGCATGAGCAAGGCCGCGATGGGACTGAACGCCGACGCATTGCAGTCCAGCACCAAGGCGGCGGTGGCCGCCACCATCAGCGCGTCCCAGGGCCGCATCGAACTCACGGCGCGGATGATGGCCGAGGGCATGAAGAAGCTGTTTAAGGGCATCCTGTTCCTGATGGTGACGCACCAGGACAAGCCCCGCATGATTCGCCTGCGCGACCAGTTTGTGGAGATTGATCCACGCGCCTGGAACGCCAACATGGACGTGAGCATCAACATCGGACTGGGCAACGGAAACACAAACGAGCGCCTCCAGGCTCTGATGATGATTAGCGCCAAGCAGCAGGAGGCGCTGACGCAACTCGGCGCTCAGAATCCTTTGGTAAGCCCGTCCATGTACGCCAGCACCTTACGCAAAATCGTGGAACTCAGCGGATTCAAAGACTCCAGCCAGTTCTTTAATGACATCCCCGCCGACTACCGGCCACCAGCGCCTCCACCTGAGAAACCAACTCCAGAGCAAGTGCTGGCCGAGGTCCAGGCTAAGTCCATTGAGGCCGATATCCAGAAGAAGGCGGCCGAGTTGGAACTCAAGCGCGAGCAGATGATCCGCGACGATGATTTCCGGCGTGATCAGTTGGCGCAGGATGGACTACTAAAGAAATATGAAATTGAGTTAAAGTACAACGCACAGATTAGCAACGCTGAGATTCAAGCTGTCACCAGCATGAATCGAGAGGCAACCATCAACCAACCTGGAATGGCATGACAGATCAAATAATTCGCGCTGGCCGCAAGGCACAGGAACTCTTAGAGGATGAGACGTTCAATACGGCAATCACCAAGATTGAGAACGACCAACTCTGGATTTTCAAGAGCAGCAAACCCGAAGAATCCGCAAAACGCGAGATGGCCTGGTCCATATTGAGGGCAATTGAGAACTTCAAGAATGAACTGACAAAGACCATAGACAACGCAAAAGTGGCGCAACGCGCTGCGGAACGGGTAAATAAATGACAGAATCACTCAACATGGACGCAGCAGTCCAGGCACTCACGGCGATACTTCCGGAAGACGGAGAAAAGTTACCCGACGAGGCGTTATCTCAGGAAACTGAGGCGGCGGTGGATGAGGAATTGTCCGGTGATGCAGACGCATCGGACGATGAAACGCCTACCGAACAGTCAGAGGAAGATGAGGAATCAGAGGAGAGCGAAGAGCCGCAGACTTTCACCGTCAAAGTAGACGGTAAGGAAGTTTCTGTAACGCTTGACGAACTCCAACAAGGTTATTCACGCACTCAAGACTACACGCGGAAGACCCAGCAGATTGCCGAGGTGCGTAAGCAAGTCGAGCAAGAGAGCCAGGCCATCCGCGCCGAGCGTGCGCAATACGCGCAGTTGTTAGGACAGTTGGAGCAGCAAGTTCAGCAGGCGGCAGAGCCTCAGATCGATTGGGACCGCCTCTACCAAGAGGATCCCATCGAGTGGGTGAGGCAGAAAGAGTTAGTGCGAGAGAACCAGACTAAGTACGCGGCTATTCAGAGCGAACAGCAGCGACTTGCAGAAATCTCCCGCCAGGAACAGGCGCAGTCTATGCAGGCGTTTCTTGCCACAGAGCAGGAAAGATTGATGGAAGTCCTACCCGAGTGGAAGGACCCAGCTAAAGCCAAGGCAGAGAAGGCGCTACTCATCGAATTTGGGCAGAAAGCCGGATTCCAGCCTGATGAACTGAAGAACATTTTTGACCACCGCGTTGTGAACGTGTTGCGTAAAGCGGCACTGTACGAGCAGATGATGTCCAAGCGGGGCAACATCAAGCCGGTGACCAACAATGGCCCAAGACCAGCCAAGCCAGGTGCAGCGGGTCGAGTCTCCACAACAAGCGAGTCAACGCGTGCAAAACAACGTCTTGCAAAAACTGGCCGCGTACAAGACGCGGTCTCCGCAATTGAACTTTTATTAAAGTGAGTACACCATGAGTATCGTTACCAATACTTTCACCACCTTTGACGCCAAAGGTATTCGTGAAGACCTGTCCAACATCATCACTAATATCGCTCCCGAAGAAACTCCTTACATGAGCAACATCGGACGCGAGTCAATCAGCAATTCGCTGTTTGAGTATCAGACCGACACGCTGGCAGCCGCCGCAGCTAACAAGCAGATCGAGGGTGACGATGTCGCCTCTTTTGACGCTGTTACCGCAACTGTTCGCCTGCAAAACTATGCTCAGATTTCGCGCAAGACCATCATCTTGTCCGCGACTGAAGAGGTGGTTAACAAGGCAGGCCGTCGCAGCGAACTGGCTTACCAGATCGCCAAGCGTAGCGCCGAACTGAAACGCGACCAAGAGTTCACCATGCTGAACAACGCTGTGGCTGCTGCTGGTAGCACTAGCACCGCACGCGGTACAGCATCTCTGGGCGCGTTTATCAAGACCAACGTGGATATGCAGACCAACGGTGCAAACCCGTCCTATACCACGCTGCCATCCAGCGCCCGTACCGACGGCAATGTCCGCACTTTCACTGAGACCATTCTCAAGAATGTGATTCAGCAAGTGTGGACTTCCGGTGGTGTTCCAAAGATCCTGATGACCGGCCCTGTTAACAAACAGCGCGTCAGCGGTTTCTCTGGTATCGCATCCAGCCGTTACAACATCAATGGCGGTGATCGTCCTGCAACATTGATCGGTGCTGTTGACATTTATGTCAGCGATTTCGGTCAAGTTAGCGTGATTGCAAACCGTTTCCAACGTGAGCGTGATGCATGGGTACTTGATCCTGAGTACGCCAAGATGACTGTGCTGCGTCCATATCAGCAAATTGAACTCGCTAAGACCGGCGACGCTGAGAAGCGTATGTTGCTGGTGGAGTGGGGTCACAAGGTGCTGGCTGAGAACGCCCACGGCCTGGCTGCTGACCTGATTACGTCGTAATCAAGTAGAAGGGATCAGGGAAACCTGGTCCCTTTTTTAACGCATGAACAATCAAGTATTTGACGAAAACAAGGAAGCGGGTATCACCCGCTTTTGGCATTACAACGATGAAACCGGCCAGGCAACAATTCAGACTCAGCAGGATGTCACAGCAGTTGTTGAAGCAAACAAGGCCGATTTCAATCGAGTAGATGAACGTGCAAATTGGAGTGGTGAGTGGCATCACATTGCCAGCATTCCAGAGGGCGTCTACTACAAACTCAAGGCCGAGGGCAAGCTGGACGATCAGGCGTACATGAAACGCTGGCTCAATGACCCCGACAACAGATTCTTTAGAACGAGACCTGGACAAGTATGAATAACTACATTGCAGTCTGCACGCCAGCCCGTGACATGGTTCACGCCAATTTCACCTATTGCTTGGTGAATATGGTCTGCTACCACACGCTGAACACGACAGACGCAGTGAGTTTGAAGATCATGCAGGGTACGCTGATTCAGAACCAGCGTGCTGACCTGGCGCTGGATGCGATGGCCGAGGGCTGCACGCATATCCTGTTCATCGACTCCGACATGACGTTCCCGCAGGACATGGTTGAGCGCCTTATTGCGCATGACCTGGACATCGTGGCGACCAATTGCGCACGCCGGCGCATTCCTACCGGCCCGACTGCGCAGAAGTACGGTCCGGACGGTGAGCGCGAACTGGTCTACACCATGCCAGAGTCAACCGGCATCGAGGAAGTTGGAAGTATCGGCATGGGAGTGATGCTAATCAAGCGTAACGTCTTTGAGAAGCTAACAGAACCTTGGTTCGAGACTCCCTGGCGTACCGACAAGCGAGGCTACATCGGAGAGGACATCTTCTTCTGCCGAAAGGCGCAGGCGGCAGGGTATAAAATCTACATAGACCACGACGTGAGCAAAGAGATCGGCCACATCGGGACGTTTGAATTCAAGCACGATCACACTTGGATGATGCGCGACATCGAAAAGGAAAAGGCAGAAAATGGCACTGAGCACATACGCTGAACTGAAAGCCTCGGTCGCCGACTGGCTAAACCGTAGCGATCTCACGTCTGCCATCACCGACTTTGTGTCTTTGGCCGAGGCGCAAATGGAGCGCACTCTACGCACCACCCAGATGATTACCCGCGCAACGGCAACCATTGACGCCGAGTACAACGCAACGCCAGGAGACTTCCTAGAGGCGCGGACGTTCAAGATGGACACAAACCCCGTCAGTCCATTGCAGTTTGAGACTATCGACAGTCTGGATGACTTACTGACTCAGTACACATCCAGCGGAAAGCCTAAGTTCTTTGGCGTTGTCGGGTCGCAGCTCCGCGTTGTGCCTATCCCTGATTCCAGCTACACAGGTGAGTTGATCTATTACAGCAAACTCGCCAAGCTGTCTACGTCCAACACCACTAACTGGCTGCTTACCAAGGCTCCTGACGTGTATCTGTACGGGTCACTGCTCCAAGCCGCACCCTACCTACAGGATGACGCAAGAATTCAAGTGTGGGCAGGTCTATATCAAAGAGGTATTGAGGAACTGCAAATTGCAGATGAGCGCGGTGCTACTACCGGCGGCGTATTAAAGTCACGCGCCAAGTCTTTCGGTTAAAATTTTCCCAGTTTTGGAGAACAAAATGCAATCAGAGCGTATCAATTGTCAAGATGCTGCAAGCGTAGCAATCTCGCGTCAATCATCTATGGATGAGAGCATCGGGATCACTGGATTTTACGAATTGACTTGCTTTGACAAGGACGGAAATCTGAAATGGTCAGAGCCAATCAAAAACTTGGTAGTGACTGTTGGTAAGAATGACCTGTTGGACAAGTATTTTGCTGGTTCTGCTTACACAGCAGCCTGGTACATCGGCCTAGTTGATGGAGCCTCTACTCCTACATACGCCGCTGGTGATACGATGTCCTCACACGCTGGCTGGAGCGAGACAGTTCCTTACTCTAACGCAACCCGTCCAGCAGTAGCTTGGAACGCAGCATCCGCTGGCTCCAAGGCGTCCACAGCAACATCTTTCACCATCAACGCCACCGCTACAGTAGCCGGTGCATTCCTGACCACAGTTAGCACTAAATCTGGCACTACGGGAACTTTGTACTCTGCTGGTAGTTTTACTGGTGGCAACCGTTCTATCGCCTCTGGCGACACTTTGAACGTCACCTACACCGCATCGGTATAAGGAGTCAGCTATGACATTCAAGACAGGCGATAGCGTGACCATCAATGGTACATCCATGATCGGCACGATTGTGGTAGGAGCAGTTGTGGATGATGATTCCACCTTGCTTTTTAAGGTTCAATACACCGATCAATCTAGCCAGGCACAAGAGCGTTTCTTCAAAGAAAACGAACTTGTTGCAAGCTGACATATAGGAGTCTTTAATGGCTCTAGTCCTCGATGATCGCGTACAGGAAACCACTACCACAACTGGTACTGGCACTGTAACGCTTGCCGGTGCTACTACTGGATACCAATCATTTTCTGTTGTTGGCAATGGAAATACAACCTATTACAGTATCACTGACGGTACAAATTGGGAAGTAGGAATAGGAACCTATACATCCTCTGGAACTACTCTTAGTCGAGATACTGTCCTATCATCATCTAATAGTGATGCATTGGTAAATTTTCTAGCAGGAAGCAAAAACGTATTCTGTACATATCCAGCGGTAAAAGCTGTATATACAGATACGCCAAGCAGTTTTGGTTTCAAAAATCGTCTTATTAACGGATTGATGCAGATTGCTCAACGAGCAACTTCTGGTACATCTGGCAATGCTGTTCCGACTACTTCTCCAACATATCCATCAGTAGATCGATGGTATGCCTATGCAACAGGGGCTACCGTAACTGTAGCGCAAGTGGCTGGTTCTGGAGCAAATAAAAATAATTTACAGGTTACAGGTGCTGCATCCGTTACAGCAGTAGGTATTGGTCAGAGGATTGAACAATTAAATTCTTATGACATGGCTGGTAGCACAGCCACGCTATCTGTCAACATTTCTAATTCTTTGCTTACGACAGTAACATGGACTGCAAATTATGCAACCAGTGCAGATACATGGTCAGCTAAGACGCAAATTGCTACTGGTACTTTTACAGTCAACTCAACACTGACAAATTACAGCGCACAAATTAGCATCCCAGCGGCGGCTACAACCGGCATTGAAATATTGTTCACTGTTGGCGCTCAGACTAGCGGAACATGGGTAATTGGTAATGTTCAGCTAGAAAAAGGAAGTGTAGCCACATCTTTTGATTACCGTTCATACGGGACTGAGTTGGCGTTATGCCAGCGGTATTTCCAAAAAGATTTTCAAGGAAGCTGTGGGCAAGCATTTAACGCAACAACTGGGCTTTTCACGTTAGTTCATGCAGTCTCAATGAGGGTATTACCAACATTATCTCAGGCATCGGGAGTAAATATTACAATTGACATTATTGGTGGCAGTCAAAATGCAACTAGCCAAGCTATATCAGGTGCTGGTCAATCATTAACTAGAACACCAATAACTACTGCTGGTCTAACTGGCAGAACAACCAACCAAGCACTTTCAATTACTAATGTAGGGACTCAGCTTTCTGCGGAACTTTAAATGTACAAACTATCGCCCCAATTTATGGGTAACCAAACCAGCGTCATCCGCACAAGTGATGGTGCTTGCATTCCATTTGACATGGCTAATTCTGATTACCAGCAATATTTAGAATGGCTTGCTGAAGGCAATACGCCGTTACCGGCTGACTAATCATGTTTGGTTTTGCGCCATTCGGTACACCATTCAGCGCACCAGGTAATTATTACTCTGTTAGCGCTTTCTCTGGTGGATATGGTGCGAATTTATATGGATATGGTGCGTATGGGGTTGGCGGCTACGAATCACTGTTAAGTGGTTTTGGATATGACAAGTCGCTAGCAGAATCAGGATCTGCGGCTGACGCTGAGTCGGCAACCACAACGCTTGACCTGACCATGTCGGAGACGCTGTCAGCGTCTGAAGTTCTCACCAACATTGCCACACTGGTGGCAAGCATTGCAGAGTCAGGCTCTGCTTCTGATTCAATCAGCAATAACCTGGTGGCAGTTGCCTTTGCCAGCGAGTCTGTAACGGCATCTGACTCACTAAGCAGCACCATCGTATTCTTGGCGCTTGTCTCTGAAGCTGCAAGCGCAGCAGACGCGCAAGTTTGCATATTGACAATACCTGTCCAGGTATCAGAGACACTGAGCGTATCGGACGCGATAACCAATGTCCTGCAAGCGGTAGCGGCTGTATCCGAAACGCTCACAGCGTCAGACGCAAGCGTAGGCACGTTGAGCATGTCTGTCGCTGTTGCGGAGGCGCTGACAGCGTCGGAGTCACTATTCCCGACGTTCACCTACCAAGTGTTTAACTCTGAGTCCGTGACGGCGTCTGATTCATTAAGCGTTACGGCGGTATTCTTGGTGAATGTTGCTGAGTCTTTGGCAGCCATAGATGCTTATGAAAACGTCGGTATCTTTGTAGCGAACATCTCCGAATCAGGATCGGCGCTGGACGATTACTTGCCTGGATTGGATTTTCTTGCGTCAATTTCCGAGGCGGCTACTGCACTGGACTTCATCACTCAGCGGCTGAAGTGGGAGCCGGAACCAATCAATTCCGACACCTGGACTGACTCTGGCACGTCTACCACAACATGGACTACGCAGTCCCAAAATGCAGATAGCTGGACTATAATTTTTGACAACACCGACCCTTGGACGCCAGTAGGCGCAACGTCTAAGAGTTGGACAACCCAATGAGGTAAATCATGGCTGATACGACAACGACAAACCTACTCCTTACCAAACCAGAGGTAGGCGCAAGTACCGATACATGGGGTACAAAGATCAACACTGATCTGGACTCAGTGGACGCAGTGTTTACTGCGGCTGGCACTGGGACCAGCGTCGGTCTTCACGTTGGCTCTGGCAAGGTGTTGAAGATTGGCGGCAGCATTGACACTGACGCATCAACTGCACTGACCATTAAAACGGTAGGAACTACAGCAGTAACCGTAGACACAAGCCAAAACGTGGGGATTGGTACTACTTCGCCAAGTTCATTGCTTCACACTTATAAAGCAAGCGGTGAAAATAAATTGATTATTGAAAATGGTGCGGCATCCCAAAGCGCAACACTTTCGCTTATAACTCAAGCAGCAACACCTGGTGGTTGCTACATCTACATGGGTAAATCGGGTGCGACTACAAATGGTCAGATTTTGTATGACCCGAATAATAACTACATGGCAACGTACACCAACAACTCAGAACGGATGCGTATCGACTCTAGCGGCAACGTGGGGATTGGTACTAGTTCGCCAAGTTACAGATTGCAAGTTGTTGGGGCAACAAATTCAATTGCCGTTCAAATTCAGCCGCAAGGCTCTTTGCCAAACAATAACGACAACGCTGGTTTGTATGTTTTGCACCAAGGCACGGGAGGAACCGCATTCCGTGTTCGCACTGACCAAGCGGTTTCGGCGTCATACTTTGCTCACATTTTGGTTAACAATGCCAGCGCCGCCTGTACAGCACTACAAGTTGACCAGTATGGAACTTCACCTATTGCTGACTTTACAAAAAGCGGTACTGTTGCAATGCGTATTGACAACTCTGGTAACGTGGGGATTGGTACTAGTTCGCCAAGTGCCTCCGCAATCTTAGACGCACAAAGCACTACTAAGGGCGTGAGGATGCCCAACATGACCACAACGCAGAAGAATGCGATTTCCAGCCCTGCTGCTGGCCTGATGGTATTTGACACCACCCTTGCAAAACTTTGCGTTTACTCCGGTTCTGCTTGGCAAACCATCACTTCTATTTAATAAGAACTTACCATGACCACTACAACTTGGAACATCGTACAAACTGACTACTTGGTAGCAGACGGCTTTATCACCACCGCGCACTGGACAGCATCCGCTGTTGATGGCACATACACCGCTGGCGCTTACGGCACTTGCGGCTTTGCGGCTGCTACGCCATCCATCCCCTACGCCAGCGTGACCCAACAGGAAGTGCTGAATTGGTGCTGGGCTAATGGCGTGGACAAGACTGCTATTGAAGCCAACCTTTCTGCACAAATTGCAGCATTGAAAAACCCTGTAAGCGCTGCTGGCGTACCCTGGAGCGCATAAATGGAATTTCAGCCAATGTTCAACTTCATCGGTGGCGCGATCCTGGTCGCCGTTGGTTGGTGGTGTAAAGAGATATGGGATTCGGTGAAAGCGCTGAAGGCAGACATCAAGGCGATTGAGATTGACTTGCCAAAGCACTACGTCAGCAAGGCAGACATTGAGAGCCGCCTAGACAAGATTGACGCGACTCTGGAGCGCATCTTTGACAAGCTGGAAAACAAGGCTGACAAGTGATTTCTCTGCTTGCATCAGCGGAAAGCCCATGGCCTAACACTGAGACAAAGACGGTTTTGGTTTGTCGTATCCCTAAGAAAGATGAGGACAAGAAGATGGGCGCTAACGAATTCATGGACAAAGATGGACGCATCTGCCGGTGGGCGGTTGTGAACAAGAAGTGATTGATCCATTCACGGCATTCGCCATTGCCCAGGGTGCGGTGGCTGGCATAAAAAAGCAGTAGCCCTTGGTAAAGATATACATGGCCTATACAAAGAATTCAGCAGTTTCTATCAAGCGGCAGACACAGTTCATCTAGCGAGTAGCAAGGCCAGGATTGCGTCAATAGGAAAGACAGATGCGCAGATTAGTTCTCAGGCACTCCAGATCGCGCTGGCATCTAAGGCACTGAGAGAACATGAGAAGGAACTGAAGGACATTCTTTTCTATAGTGGGAATGCGCCGGTATGGGAAGAGATGATGGCAGAGCGCACCAGGATGATTAAGGAGCGCAACACGCTAGAAAGAGAAGAGTCAGAGAGAAAGCATAAGGACAAAGAGATGAAGGTTGCGATCATTATGAATACACTCTGGATTACAGGCGCATCCGCTATCGTTGTTCCACTGGTTGGCGCGTTATTTCATATCATCACTAACAGAGGTCTCTAATGATTCCAATACTTGGCGCACTACTCGGCACTCTTGCGGAAAGCGGCCTGGGGCTGCTTTCTTCTGCTATCCAAGCCAAAGGCAAGGAGGTAGTCGAGAACACTCTGGGCGTCAAGATACCCGACAACCCTACGCCGGCCGACGTTGAGAAGCTGCGCGAGTTGCAGTTTCACCATGAAGAGCGTCTGATTGAGTTGGGCATCGAGAAGGCCAAGCTGGAGATGGCTGAACTGGAATTGTTTGCTAAAGCCGCACAGAGTGATGCGGATAACGTGACAGATCGCTGGCAGGCAGACATGAACTCTGACTCCTGGCTATCAAAGAACATCAGGCCAATGAGCCTGATCGCTATCTTTATGGGGTACTTCCTGTTCGCCATGATGTCTGCCTACGGCCTCAATGCAAACGAGTCCTATGTGACGCTGCTGGGTAACTGGGGGATGCTGATTATGGGCGCGTACTTTGGTGGACGCACTGTAGAAAAACTGGCCGAAATGAGGAGCAACAAGTGAGCATCTTCATCCCCGTCCTCTATATCTGCATGAACGGGCATTGTGAGTTCTTACAGCAACTTACCCACTACACCGACAGGCAGCAGTGCATGGCAGCCGTACAGGGAAAGATGCAGGAATTTATTAAGATGGGCGCAACAGCAGATGCTACTTGCATTGACCTAATTGTTCAAAAAAGGGGTTTGTATGAGTCTTAGTCAAGAACAAGCAGCATTCCTGCTGGATATGTGCAAGCTGATTCAGCACGCCACAGAGCAAGGGTTTATGGTCACTGGTGGCGAATTGGCGCGTACACCGGAGCAGCAGGCCATCTACGTAAAGACCGGTCGGTCTAAGACCATGAACAGCATCCATCTCAAGCGGTGCGCGATGGATTTGAACTTTTTCAAGGATGGAAAAATCATCTGGGACAAGGCTATCCTCGCTCCAGTTGGCGCCTATTGGGAGATGCTACATCCGAAAAACCGTTGGGGTGGAAACTTCAAATCGTTGCTGGACTGCCCACACTTTGAACGAAACATATGAGTGACTACAGCGGCCAGATCACAACGCCAGCGCAGCCGAATCTCGGCAATCCTGGTGAGGTGTATGACCGCCTGTACTTTAGCCAAACATTCAGCAACATCGGGAACTACGCCAGCCGCGTCACAAACGCTCTGGGAGCGTTATTCGGACCGCGTGGAGGCAAGTACCTCAACGCACCTTATGGAGCGTTCCAGGACTCCACAGACCAGGTCGCGGCTAACACCACAACGGCTTACGCCATCACGTTTGACACTACCGACTTCAGCAACGGCGTCACTCTCTCAAATTCATCCAGACTAAACGTATCGCAGTCTGGCATATACAACGTCCAGTTTTCCATCCAGTTTACGAACACGACAAATTCATCCCAAGACGTTGACGTTTGGTTCAGAAAGAATGGGACAAACATTGACAAGTCGAACTCAAGGTTTGGGTTTGCACCCAGAAAAGGCGCTGGCGATCCGTTTCACACAATTGCAGCAATAAACTATTTTGTAAGCCTTAACGCAAACGACTATGTGGAGATCATGTGGCGGCCTACTGATGTCGGAGTGTCGATTGAGCAGTATCCGGCAGGCACTTCCCCAACCAGGCCAGCAGTACCGTCGGCCATCGTTACACTGTCATTTGTCTCCAACCTATCGGTGTAATCATGGCACTCATTCCTCTCAAGATCCCACCAGGCGTCTACCGCAACGGTACTGAGTACCAGGCAATGGGTCGTTGGTACGACTCCAACCTGGTACGCTGGTTTGAGAATACCCTGCGACCCATTGGCGGCTGGAGGAGAAAATCCCAGTCTGCCATGACGGGTAAGTGCAGAGGCATCATCACTTGGCGAGATAACAGCGCAACCCGCTGGGCGGCTGCAGGGACTCAGTCCAAACTGTACGCGATGGATGTCGGTGGTACGCTGAAGGACATAACACCTACTGGATTTACAACTGGATCGGCTGATGCGACTGCTACAACCGGATACGGCTATTACACCTATGGAAGTCTGTCCTATGGCACTGCGCGTCCAGATGTTGGATCAGTACCGGCCACCACCTGGAGCCTAGACACCTGGGGCGAATACCTTACGGCCTGCAGCAGCACAGACGGCAAGCTGTACGAGTGGCAACTAGGTTTCACGACTCCCACCATTGCGGCCGTAATCACCAACGCACCTACAAGCTGCGCTGCGGTGATGGTTACCAGCGAGCGCATCATGTTCGCATTGGGCGCATCGGGTAATCCGCGTCTGGTGAAGTGGTCGGACCAGGAGAACAATACAACCTGGACGGCTGCAGCTAACAATCAGGCCGGTGACTTTGAACTGGCGACACCAGGATCTCTGAAGTGCGGCAAGCGCGTGCGAGGTGTCAATATCCTATTCACTGACACAGACGCGCACGTCGCCAACTACATCGGACTGCCATACGTCTACAGTTTTGAGAAGGTTGGTAGCGGATGCGGGGTTATTTCCGCGCAGGCTGTAGCAGCCATCGACACGTCCGCAATGTGGATGAGCCAGTCTGGATTTTGGTCCTATGACGGGTTTGTCAAGCCCATGCAGTGCGATGTTGGAGACTACATCTTCAACAATATAAACTATGCCCAGGCATCAAAGGTCTACGCTGTCCATAATTCTGCCTATGGCGAGGTGACTTGGTTCTACCCGTCGCTTTCTTCTAACGAGAATGACTCATATGTCACCTACAACTATCGTGAAGGCACTTGGTATTTCGGATTGATGGCGCGAACCGCGGGAACAGATCGCGGTGTATTCGTAAATCCTATGATGGTCAGCACCGACGGGTACATCTACGACCACGAGGTCGGCTATACCTATGACTCGGTGGCTCCCTACGCTCAGTCCGGTCCGATTGAACTCGGGAATGGTGACAATGTGATGGCCGTCAGATCGGTTATTCCTGACGAGCAGACACTGGGAGAGGTCCTGATCTCATTTACGGCCAGGATGTACCCGACATCGGACGAAGTTAGTTACGGCCCGTTTAGCGCCAAGGCGCCAACCGATACCAGGTTCTCAGGCCGGTCAGTCAAGATGAAGGTCACCGGAAGCGTCCTGGAAGATTGGCGGGTCGGCGTGATGCGGCTGGAGGCTACGTCGGCAGGGAAACGGTAATGGAGGATTTCTGGCGGTTGGCACAACACATCGAAGCCGCCTTAGAATACTCAGCAGGAACCCACACTCTTGAAGATGTTGCGCAGGGTGTAGAGGAGAACAGATTCCAGCTATGGCCTGGGGTAAATAGCGCAGTCATCACAGAGATCATTGTCTATCCGCGACTCAAGAATCTGCACTATTTTCTTGCTGGCGGCGACCTAGATGAACTCAAGCGGATGCGACCACACATCGAGGCTTGGGGTAAGCAGATTGGTTGCACGCGAGTTACCTTGGCTGGCCGTAAGGGTTGGGCAAGGACATTTTTAGCAGACGAGGGATATGCCCCGAAGTGGCATATTCTTAGTAAGGAGTTGTAGATGGCGACAAGAAACCGATACGCGGAGATCATGGCGAATTACGCGCAGGCGCAGCCGTATTCGTTTTTCGGTTACCCACAAAGCTACACCGGAGGTTATGACGCTACAGCGTACACGCCAGCCGCTGCACCAGCGAACCGCTATGCCGACATCATTGCGCAATCTGTTCCGCTTTTGGGGGCAGCAGGCGGTGGGCGCGGACCTGTAATGCCATCAGATGAAGGTGTGGCATTCGCTGAACCTACTAGCCAGCAGGCGTATAACGCATCTCAGTTTGGTAGAAATATAAGATACGTATCCCCATTAACAGGACTTCTATCTACTGCATATGGGAATTACTTAGCAGGACAAGTAAATCCCAATTACAGCAATGAAGGAATAAACTATCCTGCTCCCACTGGTGGGTTTATCAGTGCAACACCAACGCCAACAACAGATGCTGCAGCAGAAGGTCGCCCATACGGTACTGGTCCAGTTCCTCCAGGTATTAGTGAGAATGATTTTTATGCTGCCGAAGCAGCATTCGCACAACCAGCAGAAACGCAAAGCCTGCTGAATAGATATCCTGCTCAAGTTAGTACAGCAGATGCGGCCGCAGCAGCAGCAAGTGCAGCAGCCGCTGCACAAGCAGCAGCGCAAGGTGACACCAGTAACTACAGTAATGAGGGTCGCGGTGGAGGTGGTGGTAATAGCGGTGGCGGTGGTGGTGGTGTAGCCACTGGAGGCAACAACGGGGATGCATCAGGCGGTGGTGACCGTGGAACACGCGGTGGCTTTGCCAAAGGCGGTCGCGTCTCCATGATGCACTTGCAAGGCCCGAATCCAATGGGACCAGATGACGGTTACGGCGCACTCAAGGATGGCGAGTACGTAATCAACGACAAGGCGGTAAAAAAATATGGTATCGAGTTGATGGATGCCATTAACTCGGGCAAGATTTCAAAGGGCAAGCTGCGCGGCTTGCTCGAAATGTAAGGAGAAACGATATGTCTAAAGGCGGCGGAAGCACAACTAGCACCACAGCGATTGACCCTGATCTGAAGGCAGCGTATCTACGCAATATCGGCCAGGCTCAGAACGTTGCTGGAGCATTACCAGTACGGCAATATGCTGGGTTTAATCCTTTGTATACGGCTGGAGAGCAGCAAGTCACAAACGAGGCTCTGACCCCGTTCACTGGCGAGTCAATCCAGCAGTTTATGAACCCGTACGAGAACGAGGTGGTTCAGCGTTCACTATCTGATGTTGGTGCAGCATTGCAAACTCAACAATTGCGAGATCGTCAAGCGGCTACAGCAGCACGCGCATTTGGTGGATCACGCCAAGGAGTGCAGGAGTCACTCACAAACGCTGCTGCCATAAAGCAGGCGGCTGATACTGCTGCGCAGTTACGCGCACAGGGTTACGGCCAGGCTGCTCAGTTGGCTCAGTACGCCAAGGGTGCAAATATCTCTGGCGGCCAGGCAGTGATGGGCCTTGGCGGTGCGCGTCAGCAGTTGGAGCAGGCGCAGTTGGATGCCCTGCGCAACATTGGCCTGGAGAAACTGCAGATCGCCACTGGTGGACTCTCTACCCAGCTACCAAATCTCGGCATGACCCAGACGCAACCTTACTACCAGAATCGTGCATCAGGCGCTTTGGGTGGTGCTGCTGCAGGTTACCAGTTGGGCGGTGGTTACGGTGCTGCACTCGGCGGTCTGCTTGGATACTTTGGATAAGGGGAAAAGAATGGCAGCAGATTTTTTCGGATTTGATCGTGGCGCATATCTGCCCAGATTTATGTCTGGGACTGTGCGACCTACTCAGGAAGAGATAGATGCATTGCTCCGTGAAAGAGAGATAGCAAATATCGGGGAAAGATTCAAGACACCAATGGAATTGGGATTCGCTCCTGGCGGCTCAATGATGCCAACTGCGCAGAATGTTGACGTTGTTGACATGATGGCGCAAGACAATCCAGACTATCGTGCTGGTGCTGCATCAGATGTTGCATCCCCAGGAGCAGCACCAAAGCGCACACTCGGCCTGCTGGGTGATATGTTTGGTGCGCCATCTGCACTCGACGAGTATATTACGCCGGAGCAAAGAGCGCAGCTACAGAACCAGGGCGTATTGTCAGCGGCTATGCAACTGCTTGCGGCATCAGGCCCAAGCCGCACACCTATAGGACTCGGCCAGGCGCTTGGTCAGGCTTATGGTGCAGGGCAGCAGGGCTACCAAGGTGCGCAGCAGAATCTGATGCAGAGCATGACGATTAAGCAGAAGATGGATGAGTACAAGCGTGCGCGTACTATTGACGCGCTTATTAGTGGAGCATTGACAGGAGAAGCTGCAGCGCCTGGTGCTGTTGCTGCACCACAGCAAGTATCCCCAACATCGGTTACAGGATTACAAGAACCACCTCAAGAGATTCCTGCTCGTGTTGCTGCTCAACCTATGAGCGCAATAGATATTCAGCATGATCGATACATGAGAGCGTCCACCATTGCAGCGCAAGTTGGAGATACTGCAAAAGCCAAAGCATATGCTGATTTAGCAAAACAGATTCGGCCTATTGATGAAGTGATTGGCGAGCCATTCAGAGGAAATGATGGCCTTATGTATTCGCGTCTGAAGTCTGGCGGTACTATCCCATTTAAGGGTGTATCTCCAATGGATAAACCAGTTGGTGAGCCATTTAGAGGTGCTGATGGTAATGTTTATCAACGCACTGAATCAGGAGATGTTAAGTTGTTTGCCGGAGGAACAGTAAAGCCAGCAGCTAAACCTATGGGACAACCACAACAACAACTGGTTAATGGTAAGGTCCAAATGGTTCAGTATTACGATGATGGGACATTTAAGCCTATATCAGGTGTTAGCCAAGTAGCTAAACCGCAAGGCGAGCCAAGAATGCAAATGATTGGTGGCGCTCCTAAGATGGTCCAGTATTACGATGATGGAACAAGCAAAATACTTGAAGGTGTATCGCAATTTAATCCACCATCTACATCAATCACTGATGTTGAGTTTTTAACTGGTAAACCATTGGCTGGATCCGGTGCTGCTGGAATTGCAAAAGTTCAAGATTATCGTAAGTCTGGAGCAACTAGCGTATCCATCAACACTGGTGAAAAAGGATTTAAGAACGAATTTGACTTGAAAAAGGAATTCACTAACGAGCCTGTATACAAAGAATTCCAGAGCATGAATAGTGCATTCAAGCAAGTTCAAGAATCACTCAAGAAAGAAAATCCAATTGGTGATGTTGCGGCTGCAACCAAGATTATGAAATTGCTCGATCCTGGATCAGTAGTGCGTGAGTCTGAGTTGGGTATTGCTATGGCAGCAAGCGGGAAGATGGATCGTCTGACTAACTACGTTGATATGTGGAAGAAGGGAACTCTGCTTACACCTAGCCAACGTACTGATTTTGGTTCGCTTGCGAATGAACTCTATAACGCAGCTGCTAATTCATACAATGCAAAACGCGGTGAGTATGCTGCATTTGGCAATAAGTACGATATCGATGCCACTACGGCACTCGGAGGAACTGCTCCAGTGTTTACATTTGCTCCACCAGCAGGAGCAGCCGGTGGTGCTGGTAGACCACCATTGAGTTCAATCATCCGACCAAGAGGAGCACCATAATGGCTGGAGAAAAATCAGGATGGGATGAGTGGAAAGATTTGAACGCTCAAATCTTGGAGGCCAAGAAGGCTAACTACACTGACGAGGAAATTGCTCAGTTCTTGCAGACTCAGCCTACTGTTGGACCGCAAGTAAAGACTGCACTTGAAAACAATTACGCTGCACCTGACATCATCAAGTCGATCATGGAGCGTAGGTCGCCGTCATTTGAGCAGGGCGCTCAGAAGTCCACTACAGAGAGGGCCATTGTCACGGCAATGCAAGGCCCGACGCTCGGTTATTTTGATGAGTTGGCTGGTGCAGTTGCTGCACCTTTGCTTGCGTACCAGCAGAATATCCCATTAAGCCAGGCATATCAGCAGCAGCGCGACGTTGTGCGCGGTGCAACTGAGTCCTACATGAAGGAAAGTCCCTGGTTATCTGCTGGGTTGCAAGGTGCAGCATCTTTACCATTGGCAATGTCCAACCTAACAAGCAGAGCAATTGGTGCGGCCGCACGTCCAATTGTGTCTGGAGTTGAGGCAGTGGCTCCGCGAGTAGCAGCCAATATACAAGGCATAGGCAGATACCTAGCTGGTGCTCCTGCCGCTGGTCAGACTATGGGTATGGGTCAGCGCATGGTGCAGGCCGGTACTGCTGGCGTTGGATATGGCCTGGTAGGTGGCGCAGGATCTTCAACTGGTGAGGATATGGGACAGATCACCCAGGACGCGCTAAAGAGTGCAGCCATTGGTGGCGTACTTGGCCCTGTAAGTCAGCCGGTGATGGCCGTACTTGGAGCCGGCGGTAGGCAAGTCATGGCGCGGGTATCTGATACGGCAGCATCACGCTACGCCCAGCAAAAGGTCGCCGAGGCGCTGCTGCGCGATACGCCACCAGACCTATTGCAAAGCGCACTCACCATGTCGCAGGCGCGGATGGGTAAGTTGGGATCAGAGGCGCGTATTGCTGACGTTGGAGGCGCTAACGTGCGCGGATTGCTGGATACCCTGGCGACCCTACCTGGTGAGACTAAGCAGGCGCTGGAGCGTGCTATCCGAGAGCGCCAAGCAGGACGTGCAGGACGCTTGGTATCTGCCGCTGACGAGGCTTTGGGAACGCAAGGTGCTCAGTTCCAGCAAAGCCTGGATGCGTTCAATACCATGCGTAGGGACCAAGCGCAACCTTTCTACGATGCCATTAAAAACGCCAGCGTTACGGTTGATGACAATCTGCTCACGCTGCTTCAAAAGTCTAAAGACTTGCAGGGTGGCGCGGAGACTTTATTCCGCAGGCAGACGGGGAATGAGATCAACCTGGGAAACCTTAAAAAAGGCGATGTCGTACCCATGACGGTACTGGACTCTGTTAAGCAGTCGCTATACGACGCGGCACAATCAGCCAAGCAATCAGGAAGCGGAAACCAAGCAAAGGCCATTGATGATATTCGCGTCAGCCTGACCGGTTTCCTAGTTGACAAGTCGCCAAAGTTAGGCGGTCAGTCGGCTTACAAGCAGGCTCTGGATAAGTGGGCAGGCCCGTCGCAAATGATGGATGCAGCAGAACTCGGTCGCAAGGCAATGACGGGCGACATTGTCAATTTCAAACAAGAACTTGGTGCGTTGTCTGGATCAGAGATTGATGCATTCCGCATTGGTGCGTTGCAGTCCTTGCGCCAAAAGACAGGCACAGAGGCCGGTCAAACGTCACTGCTGAAGATGTGGAAGGAACCAGCTACTCAGGAACGTCTGAAAGCTGTATTTGAAGGCGACTACCGTAAGTTTGCTGCTGCTGTAGCCCAAGAGGCACGACTGAAAGGTCTGGAGTCTGCTGGCCGTGGATCGCAGACTGCAGCACGCCTGGCTGGTATGTCTGACCTAGATATCGCTCCTGCTATGGCTGCCGGTCAGTCTGTAGCGAGTGGCAATATTCCAGGAATGATTACGTCAGCGGTTGGCCTGGCTAACAGGATCAGCACGCCTGAGCCGGTGCGCAATCAGATGGGACAGATCCTGCTATCGCGTGAACCACAAGCATTAAACGATTTGATAATGCAATTACGCCGTCAAGGTGAGGCTCGATCACGAGCCGCTGGTCTTGGTGGATTCACTGGTGGCGGTATTGGTAGCAATCTGCAACCGTATGGTTCTGGACTACTTGGGGATTGAGTAGAAAGCCGCCATCAGCGGATCAACCTTGATCTTCCTGCGCTTGCCACGCTCACGCGCCAGCCGAAAATCCTTGTCCTCCTGGGACTCACGCTCACGCACTCTCTGAACGCGCTCATACACCGAGTAGGCCGCAGGACGTGGGGCGTCGGTCCCTATCCCCCAGGCGTAGACCCTGGCAATCGTCCCCTTGGTGCGCGACCATCCTGCAACGTACACCTGGCCGCGCTCATGCATCCTCTTCATATTGTTCTCAACTGCACGCGCAGACAGGAACACTACGCCGGCCAAGTCCTTGCAAGTCATTGGGCGCTTTTTGAGTGCCTGCTCGATTTGTTTCAGTCTAGTGGGGTTCATGTTCGCTACATCAATAAGTGTTAGATTCCACGCAACTTTGTGGAGTCACCATGCAACCTAAAGTTTCCCGTGAAGAGTTTATCAAGGTTTGGAACCGCAGCGGTTCTGCCTCTGAAGTGGCAAAGCATCTGGATATTTCTGAGCGTTCTGTACATAATCGTCGGCGCAGGATAGAGAAAGATTCAAACCAGCCCCTTGTCAGTGCCAGTGAACGAGCCAAGGCGTATGCGTATATGCAGCCAATCCAGACGTCGCTGAACCGAGTGGATCTCGGCATCCTCGACCAGACCATAATCGTTTTCAGTGACGCGCATTTCTGGCCTGGCGAGTACACCACCGCGTACCGTGGCTTGCTGTGGGCAATCAAAGAACTGAAGCCGCACGCAGTCATCTCTAATGGAGATGCATTCGACGGGGCTACTATCAGCAGGCACGACCCGCTGGGATGGTCCAAGACTCCTAGCGTAATAGAAGAACTCAAGGCGGTGCAGGCCCATCTTGGCGAGATTGAGGAAACGGCCAAGGCAGCCAGGCACAATGTAAAGCTGCTGTTTACTTGGGGAAATCACGATACACGCTTTGCCAATAAGCTAGCGTCCCAGGCTCCGCAGTACCGTGAAGTGCATGGGTTCAAGCTGCAGGACCATCTGCCAGCCTGGGAGTTTGCCTGGTCTGTTTGGCCGACAAATGACTGCATCATTAAGCACCGCTACAGATCCGGCATCCACGCTGCCCACAACAACACGGTCAATGCTGGAATAAGTATTGTCACCGGACACTTGCACTCTTTGAAGGTAACTCCATTTTCCGATTACAACGGTAATAGATATGGTGTAGACACTGGAACGCTTGCTGAACCCTACGGTCCACAGTTTGATTATGGCGAGGGTAACCCGCTGAACCACCGGTCCGGATTTGCGGTCCTGACATTCAAAGGTGGTAGGATTTTGTGGCCTGAGTTGGTTCATAAGTGGGCAGACGATCAGGTTGAGTTTCGCGGTCAGATCATTAACGTTTAAGGAGTTTTTTATGGTTTCATTCACATTTATCATCAACAATTCCACCTCAATGGAAATCACCGACGACGGTGAATCGTTGTCTGATTGCTTTTTTGAAGACGGAGAAGAGTACGAGTACGACGAAGAGTACGACTGCTATTGCTGGTATGACGCTGAGTACGACGCTTGGTACTGGCTGAACGAAGAGACCGGCGAGTGGTTGTTGGTTGAAGACGACGAGGCAGATTGGGGCGATGACGAGGAAGAGTACGACGACGAAGAAGAAGCCGAAACGGCTTAATAATCAGGAATCAATGCCAGGGCATCGTTCACAGATGCCTGTATCTCAGACACGGTCTGCTCAAAAGGTAGGCCGTGTTTTCTATTTGAGCGCAGCACTTCATTGATCTCTTGCAGGGTCTGCCAGGCGTAGCCCGAGTGGATCGCCATGATGGCCTCCTGTTCGTCTTGGAATGTTGCTGTAATCTTCATTCTTCACCTCTCTGAGTTTTACTCTCTCCATCGTCGAGAACCGGTGCGTATTGGCGCACTCATACCGGCGATAAACTTCGTTGTCGTATTTGTGCCGCGTCTCCAGGACGCGGGTCCATGCTTTGCATTCTGGGCAGATCATTTTGACTCGCCAGACGCAATTTCGTTTAGAGCTATGTCTACCTCGGCCTGCGCCGCCATCCCATCCTCATACCCACGGGCATAAATGTTCTGTTCCATAGCAATCAGTTGGTTAATTAGGCGCTGCTGTATCTCGCAGATGCGCATCAGGCTATCCAATGCTAAGTCACGTTTGCTCATGTGTTCTTCTCCTTGAGTTTCTTGGCAAAATAAATTACTGCCGAGCGCTGTGAGTCAGAACAACTCACGATGTCTTCATCCGTCAGCCCTACCCATTCGCGCTTTAGTGGGGTGATGTAAAGTTTTGTGCCTACAGGTAGTGCGGGTTCATGCCACCAAGACATTGTTACGTCTGGGTTTCCTGTTTCACTTGTAACTGTCGCCACAGGCTCCTGCGCTGGCTGTGCCTCAAGTTCACGGCGCATTGCCATCTCTGCTTGCCGCGCTGCCGTAGCTTCACGAATCCAGTAATCAACATCCTGTGCTGGCTGTGCCACTTCAAATTTCTCAAACAACGCATCTTTGTCAGCAGCCGCGTCACGCTTTGAATTAAATCCGGTCATCACTTGCACTCCTGGGTAAATAAGGCGGCAATGCTGCCGCAGATAGGCTCATAGCTGTAGTATCCCCAGGCCATGCAGACTGCGGCTACAACAGCCATCAGGCCAATGAAGAAGAACACGCTGGCTATTAGGCCGAGGGCAATGCTTGCCCAGGACTCAATCTCATTGTCATCCATGATTTGTACTCCGGTGAATCAAACACAAACAGCATGGCGCAGAGCGCCAGCACGATCAGGCTAATTGGCTTTGGCATACGCCAGTTCAGTCTGTATGGACTTCAACTCCTGGCGCAGGATCTCCATCTCCTGATCCAGACGTTTCTGCGCGGTCTCAGCGCCACGCGCCCAGCCTGCCAGGGCAGCCTCAGTGCAGGCGGTGTGCAGGACCGTAGCCAGGTCACCGCGTGACAGGATGCCAAAGTCTCCGACGGCGGGAAGGTGCGCAAACACGGTGCGCTTGATTTCTATTTCTAGTGGGTTCATCATTTTTTTATTCCTCATCAGGTGTGAATTCTTCAGCGTCAACAGTCCCTGCTGCTTTCAGTACTTGGTAGCGGACAACATCAACGCGGCATGTCTTTGGTAGTGAGAATAACTTCCATGCCAGGGCGCAATCCGCTATGTCGTCGTAGTTGATACCACCTGCGTTGATGTTGGACTCCCAGCGGGTCTTAAACTCTTCTTTAGTCATTGCGCTCATGCAAACCACCATTGAATAGTTACATAGGCTAGTGCGGCGAGGATTGCTGCAGATAGCAGCGCGTCATACATAGCTTGTTTCATGCTCCGACTCCGATCTGGTGGGTGTATGTCAAGTAGTGGTTCTGCGCCATCACCTGATCGCGCTCATTGTCCTGCTCACGGCGGCGAACCACCAGGCGCTGAACATAGGACCGGTGAGGTACGGGTGACCTGTACGACATTGGCTCATGGAAGAAGTTGCGCTGGTGCAGTTCCGATTCGCGCAAAAAGGCTTCTGGGTTCTCGCGTTGCAGGGAGGCGGCGACCTTATCGATCTGGTCACCTCCGAAGACTGCGGCAGCCTTTAGCTGGCTGCGCTGGTAGTCTGTGAGTTTCATTACGTTCTCCTGTTGTTGATGACGAAGTAATCATCTCATACATGACGACAACAGCAGTTGCGAAATGGGGTAGGGAAAACACCTACACATTTCAGCATAGAATCAGTCATCTAGGAGTTGACAATACCATCATGGAATCCACTACACAACAAGCAATCAGAGCCATCCGCGAGAAAGCGGAACGGTCCGGTTTCACTTTGAGCGATGTCGCATACGCGGCAGGCATTGACAAGGCCCAGGTGAGCCGCTGGTCCACCGGCAAGGTCGTTCCACTGTACTCGGCAGTTGTCAATCTGCAGGAGGCTTGCGATGCCCTGGTGGAAGCCAGGCTGCTTGCGCTGCAGAAGGAGCGTGCAGCATGAGTTTCGTCATCGGCATCGACCCAGGCATCAGCGGAGCCATCAGTGTGTTTAGTTGGGAGACTCAGAACCTGCTGGAAGTCATTGACATGCCTACTCTTGAAGTGGACTCAGGAAAAACGAAGAAGCGGCATATCAGCGCGTCAGGGTTACGTGTTATCTTGGTTTGCTTTCTTGACTCTCACGTCGTAATTGAGAGGGTGGGTGCTATGCCTGGTCAGGGCGTGTCGAGTATGTTCAACTTTGGGCGCAGCGCAGGCATCATAGAGGGCGTTGTGGCCGCTTTGCAGATACCACATACCTATGTTACCCCCGTCATCTGGACGAAGGATGTAGGCCGCGCAGCGGGCAAGGATGCGTCTCGCATGAGGGCTATGGAACTGTTCCCAAGCAAAGCCGAACTGTTCAAGCGTGCGAAGGACGATGGCCGCGCAGATGCGGCCCTGATCGCCTACTGGTACATCACAAAAAATGCTTGACCAACTGCGCACCATGCGCGAACACATCATCTGGCTTGGCACTCAGCTAGAGAAGGAGCGCGAATCATCACGCGATAAGACTGTGCTACTCAAGCGCCTGCTGGACCCTGATGACCTGGGTCACGCGGTCACCAATGAAGTACGCAAACAGGCTTACGCAATCATTTCAAACGACCACGAAAGAGAGAGAGAAAAATGGAACGTATCAAACTAAGGCCGAGTGCGGCCGCACGCTGGATGGCATGTCCGGCCAGTGTCCACCTGTCAGTCGGCATTCCTGAGTCGCCGTCCGGTGAGGCTGCGCAAATCGGGACAGCTATTCACGCGCTGGCCGAGCTGTGCTGGCAGACAGAGGATGACCCAAAGAACTACATAAACAAGATGGTTGAGCAGATCGTCATAACCGAGCAGAACGCTGAGTTTGCGCAGCTACACCTGGACACGATCAAGCGCCTCGAGACTGACCTCGGGCGGGTCCTGGTAGAGCAACACGGGACGGTGCTAAACACCATGCAGATCTCTTTGGCTGGGACGTGCGACGTTGTTGGGTACAACGTCAAGGACTCCATCATCGAGATCGTGGATCTTAAGACCGGCCGCAACTACGTTGACGCTGACTCCGCACAGTTAAAAATATATGCACTTGCCATGATGCGTGAATTGGGCGACTTCCAGACCATCAGGCTGACTATTGTCCAGCCCCAGATCGGCGCTAACCGCACCCATGAGATGACGCTAGCCGAACTGAACGAGTGGCGCAGCAAGGATTTGATGAAGGCAATTGAATCTATCAGCTATGGCAACGCCTACCCAACGCCATCACGCGATGCCTGCAAGTATTGCCCTGCCAAGCTACACTGCCCAGCCTTGCGGGAGAAGGCTTACGAGTTGCCATTGGCGCCTACCAAGGAACTTAGCGATCTGGAGATTGCCACCTGGCTAGAGCAGGGTGAACTGGTGGAGGCTTTCTACGAGGAACTGAAGAAGGTGGCGACCAAGCGCCTGGATGATGGCGCTGCAGTGCCAGGATGGAACTTAGTTCCGAAACGCGCTATCCGCAAGTGGAAGGCAGATGTTGACATCAGCAAATTGCCGATTGAGACTGCCAAGCTGTACAAGAGCGAACCGATAACGCCAGCGCAAGCTGAGAAATTACTGAGCAAAGATGACCGGCATCTGCTCGACGATTTGACAGAGAAGGTCTCAAGTGGACTGACTCTGGCAAAGATGTTGGAATCCTCCGACATCTAACATTGGGCGCAAGCCCGTTACTTAGGAACTGAAAATGCTAAATCTTTCAAACAACAATGGATCAGGAAACTCTTACATCCGATTCGCACCCCAGGCTAACGCCTGGACGAACCGAGACGGTGAGGAAATCCAACTCAAGAAGGTGGTTATGGACCTGGACTCGGTTCAGACCGGCTGGTTGATGATTGGTGCTGGTGTACGCGATTGGCAGCCTGATGAGGTGCTGGGCGCTAAGAGCCAATCACCTGGGGAAGGGTACAAGAGGGGCTTTGTTGTGACTCTGTATTCAAAGGAACTCGGCCTGGTCGATTGGTCGGCAAATGCGTATGGGCCTTGTAAAGGATTCGAGAAGATCTATAACGAGTGCGATAAGGCTGCCGGCGATAACGGTGGCAAGCTGCCGGTCATCGAGTACGTCAACAGCACCGCCGAGAAGGTTGGTAAGGGCAACACGCGAGTTCCAAACTTCAAGTTAGTCAGTTGGGTTGCGCGTCCTGCTGGGATGAATGCGGATGGTGGTGACGAGTTTGAGCCGGAGCCAGCACCTGTACGCAAGGCGGCCAAGCCAGCGCCTGCGCCAGTGATGGATGACGAAGAGTTTTTCTAACCAGTAATCTGGTGGCCGGTGGGTTGATCTCCACCGGCTTTTTTTTCCTCTAAAAAAGTACAAGTATGAAATTTCTATCAGTTTGCAGTGGGATTGAGGCGGCAAGTGTCGCCTGGCATCCATTGGGCTGGGAATCGGTGGCGTATTCGGAGATTGAACCGTTCCCTTGCAAGGTGTTACAGCATCATTACCCAGACGTGCCTAACTTGGGCGACATGACAAAATTTAAGGAGTGGCCTGATGCAGATGTCAATGTTTTCGTTGGAGGAACACCATGCCAATCATTCTCAGTCGCAGGACTCAGAAAAGGACTGGATGAACCGCGTGGCAACCTCATGCTTACCTATCTTGCCATTGCTAAACGATATCGCCCCAACTGGCTGGTCTGGGAGAACGTCCCCGGCGTTTTGTCCTCCGCTGATGGACGGGACTTTGGTTCCCTCCTCGGAGGGCTGGCAATCCTCGGGTATGGGTTCGCATACAGGGTGCTTGACGCTCAATATTTCGGAGTGGCACAGCGACGCAAACGTGTGTTCGTTGTCGGATACCTTGGAGACTGGCGACCTGCCGCAGCGGTTCTTTTTGAGCGCCACAGCTTGCAAGGGCATCCTGCGCCGAGCCGAGAAAAGGGGAAAAGACCTACCGCCAGCACTAGCGCAAGCACTTCAGTCGGTAGCCTGTGCGCCCGAACAGGACAAATCATAAGTGTGCAGGATGCAGCACAAGGGCATCTGATGCCGATCTACGGCGGCTCTGACCCAAACACTTCCGACACCGTGACAAGCAAATGGGCTAAAGGTAGCGGAGGCCCAGATGGTAATGAGTGCGGATTGTTTGTAGCGCAGCCAATCCCGTTAAACACCATGAATTGCTTTAGAAGCCCAAACGCTGACGCGAGTACGGGGTGCGGCATAGGTGAACAAGGTGAGGCCATGTTCACAATCACCAAAACAAACAGCCATGCGGTGGCGCAACCCGTATATGAATTGCACAGCCAAGACAGTAGGGTGCGGGAATTAGGAGATGTATGTACAACGGTATCAGCTACTTATGGCGCTGGCGGTGGCAATGTGCCAATTACATTGATGCAAGCAATGGCAGTACGCCGCCTGACTCCAGTGGAATGCGAACGTCTCCAAGGCTTTGGCGACAACTACACCGACATCCAGCCAAAGGGCAAGGCAACCCCTGACGGGCCAAGGTACAAGGCGCTGGGCAACTCAATGGCAGTGCCTGTGATGGCATGGATTGGCAAAAGAATTCAAGAGGTGGACGCGATATGCAAGACTCAACAGAACACATAGCCAAAGCCCTTGGCAATGCTAAGCAAGTGAACGGCAACTGGCTGGCGAGTTGCCCTGTAGCTGGCCACGGACGCGGCAACGGGGACAAGAACCCGAGTCTCTCTATCAAGGAAGACAATGGCAAGCTGCTGTTCCATTGCCACGGTGGCTGCGACCAGCACTCGGTATTTGACGCTGTCAGGGAACGCAACCTATTGCCAGCACTCCAGCGCCAAGAGTACAGTCTCGCGCTTATCAAAGGTGAATTGATGACTATGCCGCAGTTGGAGCAGGAGTGGGAGTACAAGGACGAGCAAGGCGAAACCCTATTCGTAAAGCGCCGGTTCAAAGTAAATTCTGAAAAAGGTAAGACGTACAGCCTCCACAAGGTGGATGCCGCAGGCAGACGCCTGGGAACAATGACAGGTGCGCGGATAGTACCTTACAGGTTACCGGAACTCATCAATGCTAGGGAATCTGGCAGAGCCATTTACCTGGTGGAGGGTGAGAAGGCAGCGGATGCCCTGGTCAGCATAGGAGCCATTGCTACTACCTCGCACGCTGGTGCAAGCCACTGGCCGGAAGACATTACCCAATACTTCACCAACGCGGTGGTAATCGTAATCCCAGACTGCGACGCGCCAGGTTGGAAGTACGCCAAGCGGGTAGTGCAGGCGCTGCTGCCAGTAGCCAAGGCGGTCAGAGTCCTCGACTTCAACTTACCGGAACTCGGGGATGATGCCTACGAGTGGGTAGCGGATGGCGGGGATCGGGCCAAGCTGGCAGAACTCGCCAAGGCATTACCAGTCATCACCGACATCAGCCAAGTGCATACGCCAGAGTGGATACAGCCTAGTTATACCGAAGTTACTGTAGAACCAGATAACTTCGGTATAACTGAGCCAGAAATTAGCACGGACGTGCCAATCCTGGTCCCGCGGCAATTGCTCAACATCGAGGCTTGGGATGACATTGAGGACGAGCCGGTTGAGTGGCTGATAGACAACGTCCTACCGAAGAAAGCGTTTTGCGCCTTGTACGGGCCGCCAGGCTCATACAAGTCATTCGTTGCGTTGGACATTGCGGAGGCGGTGGCTACGGGCAGGCCGTGGATGGGGCGGGAGGTGCAAGCGGCCGGCGCAGTCCTGTACATTGCCGGCGAAGGCTTTGGCGGCATCGGAGCCAGGATCAAAGCCTGCAAGATGCACAACCGCACGCAAGCGGGAGCAGAAATCTACGTCATCAGGGCAGCCATCAACATGAGATCGAGCGCCGAGGACTTCGATCTGCTTGTCGCCTCTATCAAGGACCTGATGGAGAAGTCAGGCGTCCAGTTTGAACTGGTGCAGATTGACACTTTAGCCAGGGCATTTGGCGGTGGCAACGAGAACAACTCAGAGGACATGGGAGCGTTTATCCATAACGCGGGACGGATTCAGCGGATGTTGGGATGCGCCATGATGGTGTTGCATCACTCGGGTAAGGATGCAACCAAGGGATTGCGGGGACACTCAAGCCTGCTAGGCGCAGTCGACACTCAGCTGGAACTGCTGAAGATTGACACAACACCCAACCCGTCCAGCCCGATAGCGGGGTCAGGAATCCTCACGATCAGCAAGCAGAAGGATGGCCAGGACGGGCTGAAGATTGGCTTTGAAATGGTGAAGGTGGAGATCAAGGCCAGCGCACTAGGCATCAGCGACGCCCAGATTAGCCTGGCGGTCAGGGCTAGTGACGAGGCGCTCAAGCAGGAGATGCAGCAGCAGGCAGTCGAGCGCCAGGCCAAGCCACGCAAGTTGCAGGAAAACCAGCAGGCGGCATTAGACGCTATCCACGACGCTATAAAGAAGAATGGGCATATGACAAACGTCGGTGAGGAGCGCCATAAGACGGTGTCGGTGTCCGAGTGGAAGGAGGAATTTGCCAAGTTGAAGGGTGACAGCAAATCAATCGACAGCGACTTCTACCGTGGTAAGAAGGCTATGTTTGCCAAGAAGCTGGTCGGGTATCACGAGACGGATGTGGCGAATTACTGCTGGGTGATCTACCGCGATGGTGATAAAGATGAGCCATTTGTGGCATCAGTTTGATAGGCAACTTGCTAAGTTGACTATGAAAATATAGGCAGTTGCCTATGTACTTACGTTGGGAATATATAGGCAACTCAGTGAAATATAGGCAGTTGCCTATGCTGCAAGTTGCACAGGAATAGGTAAAAACCTAGTCAACTTACAACTTCTTGCTTAATGCAAGAAGTAAGTTAACTAGGTTGACTACCTCGGAAAGTTGTTATGGTGAAGTTGACTAGATTAGGAGTTGAGGATGGCTATGAAGAAACTTACGGATAGGGATGAGTTCCCGTCTGACCCGTTCAAGGTATTTCAGCATTCGCTCATGGTGGATATGGAAACAGCGAAGATGGACCATGAACGTGTTTACGGGATAGACCGAGTGATCGACTTGGTGGATGCCGAGTTCCGCAGGAAGGTCAACGCGCAGCGTGAGCGCATTTGGG